TTGACAGTAAAATTACTAAACACACGGATTATCTGCACTAGATATCTGCGTATTTGTTTATCGTAAAAAAATTGCATTATAAATCTGCCCTAGGTTTAAGAGCCTCACTAAGGCTTTGACGTTCTGGGAATGTTTCTCCAGCAACAGTGGTAGTATTTGTGTTATTAATGAAACTGGTCTTTAATGTATTTCGAGTATCAGTGTTAGTCATGGTCTGACGAACAGCATCTTCTACTTTAATCCATCGCGTGCCGTCAAATCGGAACAGTCTATTAGGCATAAAATCTGTCCTTAAATAAAAATCATCTTGATATGCTGTCGCAGGAAATTGTATACCTGATCCAAACGATGAACCGTTAGTTGGAACACCGTCACCTAACAGATAACCGGTATATCCAGGACGTACAGGAACCGCGGCTATTGCATCAGCAGTCACAGTATCTATACTACCATCTTCGTTAGTAATATCCGCAGTTTGATTAATAACACTTTTACCTGTTGTTGGATCAACAGCCAGTGTATAAAATTGTCTAGTTTCGTAACCACTTAGCGGAGCATTAGCTTCGGCTTCGTCTAAAATACCCTGATTAACTATTAAATCTTTAGCACGAGTACTGAGAAGATTTTCTAATGTCGGGCCAGTTGGGTTATCTGCATTAGCAGGCGCCGCAAATATATCTTTGTATTGTTGACTATCGACAATTTTCTTAAGTTTTAATCGATACAAGTGTGGATACCAGGTAACACTAAATCCTTCGCTAGCACGACCAACATCTTCAATTACATAATAGCGAGGTAAACTTACATCAAAATCATTAAATGCAAACTCGTCTCGCAAATGCGGTAATTCAACAACGTCTCCGCTCATAGGTTTACGACCAATATATTTGATAAAATCGTTTATATGAACAGTCATGTATAATGTGTCATTATCAATAAACAAGCCAAATTGGCTTAGGTTAAAGTCTACGTTTTGTACATTATAAATTCCGCGCAATCGATACACGCTAGAATCGTATTTTCTATCACGGTTTTCTAACAGTAATAAATCTTGTATTTGTGTGTAATCTTTGACAGTATGTACATTGGTCTTTTCGTCAATAGTTTCAGTACCTATGTACTTGTGCAAGTATACATCCGTGCCGCCGACCTGAAACATTTCAGAAATCTGACGGTCCATAAATTTATAATCTTGCCCTCGTTCGGGTTTATACAGTGATAGTCTTGGCATATGATATTTATCGTAAGATAAATATGAGTGGAGAATCCAATTATGTCAGATACATCTGCAAGTACCAGCTTATTAGAGCGAAATAAAGTGTTCGATTACGTTAAAACCATGTTGGGCGATGGCATGATTGAAGTAGAACTAGATCCTAAGCACTATGAAATAGCCCTTGATCGTGCGATAACCAAGTTACGCCAACGCAGTAGTAATGCTGTGGAAGAAAGTTATTTGTTTGTAGAACTAACTGTGGATCAAAACGAGTATAGATTACCTGATGAAGTTATCAGTGTACAAAGCGCATTTCGCAGAAGTATTGGCAGTCGCACTGGCATGGGCGCAGGTGGTAGTTTGTTTGAACCTTTTAACCTAGCTTACACAAATACATATTTGATGAACGGCAGTCAACTAGGCGGTATTGCAACATATGAATTGTATGCCGGCTATCAAAAATTAATTGGACGTATGTTTGGTAGTTTTATTGAATTTAATTGGAACCCAACCAAGCACATGTTTACTATTTTACAACGCCCATTTGCTACAGGCGAGCAAATTTTATTAAAAACACAAAATTATCGTCCTGATTTTGTACTACTACAAGACATATATGCCAAACAATGGTTATATGATTATACTTTGGCCACTTGTAAACTAATGCTAGGTGAAGCTAGAAGTAAATTTGCCAGTATCGCTGGGCCAAGTAGCGGAATCCAATTAAACGGAGCCACACTTAAGACAGAAGGCACCGCAGAAATTACCCAATTAGAAAAAGATATTGGCGATATGATTCCTGGCGGTACACCGATGACGTTTATTATTGGTTAAAAAAGTCTTGACCTTGTAATAAAACTGTTATATACTAGCGTTATCTAAGGAGGCGCTATGATTATAGGTGTGTGCGGTTTTATTGGTTCTGGCAAAGATACAGTTGCCGATTATCTTACTAATTTCCACGAATTTAGACGTGAAAGTTTTGCCAATACACTAAAAGATGCTGTGTCAGCTGTCTTTGGTTGGGACAGAACCATGCTAGAAGGCCGCACAAAACAAGCCCGTGAATGGCGAGAACAAGTAGATCCATGGTGGGCAGAACGTATGGGCATGCCACATTTGACTCCACGATGGGTACTACAATATTGGGGCACAGAAGTTTGCCGTAAGAGTTTTCATGACAATATTTGGATTGCCAGCTTAGAAAATAAACTTAGAAATAGCAAGGACGACATTGTTATTAGTGACTGTCGTTTTCCTAACGAAATTAAATCAATCAAAGATGCAGGTGGTATTGTTGTTCGTGTTGTCCGTGGCCCTGAACCTGAATGGTACGAAGATGCTGTTAACGCTAATCGTGGAGAAAATGGCAATTACTCTTGGGCCACTAGCCGTAGCAGACTTGAAAAATTAGGAATTCATGCTAGCGAAACAGCATGGGTTGGCACTAACTTTGATGTTATACTAGATAACAATGCCAGCATTGACGACCTCTTCGCTCAAGTTAAAGGTCTGGTACAAGGTCACCTTGCCGCCACCGTACACCTTCACGGTGAAGCAGTCTTTGACAGTTTGAACACACCGTCTTAAGATTTGCAGGACGGCAGTTGTTTAAATCTCCGTCCACGTGAAATACATTAAACACCTCGGAATGCGGACTTTTAAATCCGCATTTATCGCAGGTGCTTTTCATTTTATATCCGGCATGTTGCCATCGCGCAGTTCTAACACCCCGTAAACAGGCACCGCACTTACTTCTATAAAAAGCAGTACCTTCTTTATAATAGTTAACAGCTACAGGGGCTCTTCCGCATCCGCATAATGGTCTCATATTTTATTTAAGCCTTTTTCGTGCCTTTTTCAGGCTGTATACTAGCTCAAATTTGTAATTAATCTATAAATACAATTGAACTTGTATTCACCGGAGAGTTAAACAATGGCACAATTAAACAGCCCAGGCGTAGCAGTTACCGTAATAGACGAAAGCTTCTATACCCCAGCCGCCCCAGGTACAACACCTTTAATTATCGTAGCAACTGAGCAAGATAAAGCAAACTCAGCAGGTACTGGTACAGCACCTGGTACACTAAAAGCAAATGCAGGCAAAGTCTATTTGATGACTAGCCAAATGGATTTAGGCAGTACTTTTGGTACACCTATGTTTGAAACAGATGCTAGCAATAATCCAGTTCACGCAGGTGAACGCAACGAATATGGACTCCAAGCGGCTTATAGCTATCTTGGCGTTTCTAGTCGCGCATACGTAGTACGTGCAGACATCGACTTAGGAGCATTGGCTCCAAAAACAACTGCACCGGCCGGCGCTCCAGTGAACGGTGCATGGTGGTTTGATACAGCAGATTCATTATATGGTATTTTTGAGTGGAATGGTAACTTGCAAACTTTGACATCTGGGTCAAGCGCACAATCATTTACAAACAAAACTCCAATTATCATTAGCACTACATCGCAACAAGTAGGCGGTACAAGCAGTGGCGATCCTTTAGCAAGCATTGGTGCAATTGGCAGTTATGCATTGGTAACAACTGCAACTCCATACAAATTATTCTTTAAAAATTACTTAGGTACATGGGTACAAGTAGGTAGCAACGCATGGACAAAATCTTGGCCAACTATAGCAGGTTCTGCTCCAACTACAATTGATAGTACTGCTACTATTTTAATTAAAACAAGCCCAACAGGAACTCAAGCCGCAACTGTTACTGCTACAGTAGCTAACATTACTAACGTAACTGTTACAGCCGCTTCAGGAACAGTACTTACAAACAGTGGTACAAACGGTTTAGCTGTAGGCGATATTGTTTATTTCAGTGCTTCAACAGGTGGCATTCAAACAGCTATCACAACTGCAAACAGTTCAAAATCTTATCAATACTTTTATGTAATTACTGGAAGCCTTACTACTACAACATTCCAAATTAGTGCAACTAAAGGCGGATCAGCAATTAGTTTTGGATCAACAGGTACAGCAACCGGACAAGTTACAAGTACAGCAACTAACGTACTAACATCTTCTGCGGCTAGCAGTCTAGTTCCGGGCGATGCAATTACTTTCCCAGCATTATATAACGGGTCTTCTCAAACTGTATTTGGTAGCATTGTAGCAGGTACTCCTTACTATGTTGTACAAGTTAGCGGCAATAACTTTAGTATTAGTGATCAAACTCCGGTAACTGATGCGGCAGGTGTTAAATGGGCACCATATCCTAAACAATTAACAGCAGGTTCTGGATCAATGGTTGGTACAGAAACTGAATCACAATTACCTTTAACTGGAACACAAATTACTTCAGTTAGTGCAATTGTAAGTACTATTAATAATAGTGGAAGCCCGCTAGTTCAAGGCTTAACAGCCGCAGTTGGGCCGAGCGGTGAATTACAATTATTCACAGACGGTACTATTAACAAGATTAATATTACTGGAACAGGCTCAACACCCGGAACTGCACCAATTGGTTCTAGTCGCGATCCAGATACTAACCGCCCAATTGGTGCATTAGGTATCCTTACTGGTGATTACTATGCACCGGCATTGGCTATGAGTTCACATACCAGCGTTCCATTGTTTAAAACTTCAGACAATGGCGGTCGTCCAACTGGTTCTGTATGGATTAAGACTACTGATGCTAATTTAGGAGCAAGCTATACTGTTTACACATATAGTACAGCTACAAATTCGTTTGCTTTAGTAGATGCACCATTATATTCTAACAACCAAACAGCATTGTATAATTTAGATTCAGCTGGCGGCGGCGCAAATCTTGCGGCTGGAATAGCATACGTTAAATTTAATGATGCTGAACAGACTTTCTGGGAATCAACAGATAACTATGCATCAGGCACAGCCGCTCAACGCGGTGCACCGGCATTAGCTACATTTAACTTGTATACTCGTGCTAACGTAGGTCCTACAACAATTACAAGTAAAATTGTTGGTAATGCGTCTAATGCTACAACAACTACATTTACTAATAGCACAACTTATGCATTTCAAATGGCAGAAAGTTTACAAGGAAGTGCATCTTTAAGTAGCGGCAAAACAATTACATTTACTGGTACTGGACAAGCCGCAGATGCTGGAACAATTGCTGGTTTAATTAACTCAGCTGGTTTTGTAAACATCACTGCTAGTGTTAATTCAAGTAATCAAATTTTAATTAATCATAAATTAGGCGGCGACATTCGCTTTGCTAGTGTAACATTAACACCGTTGACTAACTTGTTTACTGCTGGTACAACAACAAACTTGTATGCGGCTCCAGCAGGCGAAACAACTTATACATTTGGTGTAGCAAGTAACTGGAAACCAGTTTCTTTACTAGCGGCTGGATTAACAACTGGTGCAACTCCTCCATCAACAACTACTGCTGATAGTACTATTTGGTACAATGCAAGTGTTTCAGAAGTTGATATCCTTATCAATTCTGGCACTTCATGGAGAGGTTACAAAAATGTTATCTCAACAGCTGATGCTAACGGCCCAATCGTTAGTTCAACTAAGCCAACTGTACAATCCGACGGCACTACTGCATTGGTAACTGGCGACTTATGGGTTGATACTAGCGATTTAGAGCATTATCCAACACTATGGCGTTGGAACGCTACTACTAAAAAGTGGGCACAAGTTAATTCAAGCGATCAAACAAGTGAAAACGGTATCTTGTTCCACGATGCAAGATGGAATGATGAGACAAATTCTACGTCAGGAAATCCAGGAACAGCAACCGCCGCATCAATTAAATCGCTATTAACTAGTGATTATGTTGACTTTGATGCTCCAGATCCTTTACTATATCCAAAGGGTATGTTGTTATGGAACACACGCCGTAGCACATTTAATGTAAAACAATTTAAACAAAATTATATTGATACTACAGTTAAAAATTATCGCCAGGGTGTAGGCGTTACTCAACAATATTACTATCCACATCGTTGGGTAAGTATTGCGGCAAATCAGCCAAACGGCGCAGGCACATTTGGACGTAAAGCTCAACGTGCTGTAGTTGTACAAGCATTACAAGCATTAATCAATAGCAATCAAGCAATTCGTGATGAAGATTCATTATTATATAACTTGTTAGCTTGCCCAGGATATCCTGAAGCAGTTAACGAATTAATTGCATTGAATTATGACAGATCATTAGCCAGCTTTATTGTTGCAGATACTCCAGCTCGTTTATCTAGCGATGCTACAAGTATCAGTAACTGGGGTAACAACAGCAAAGGCGCAGTTGACAACAGTGATGACGGTTTAGTAAGTACAGATCCATATTGCGCTTTCTACTATCCATGGGGCTATTCAAGTGATAACTTAGGTAACAACATTGTTGTTCCACCAAGTCACATGATGCTACGTACTATTGCATTGAGCGATAACGTTTCTTATCCATGGTTTGCTCCAGCAGGAACACGTCGTGGTGGAATTACTAATGCTTCAGCAGTTGGTTATGTAGATGCACAAACAGGCGAATTCCAATCAGTAGCATTGAATACTGGACAACGCGATACATTGGCTAGCATACACGTTAATCCAATCACGTTTATTAGTGGTAGTGGATTAGTTGCTTATGGTCAATACACACGTCAATTGGCCGCAAGTAGTTTAGATCGTATCAACGTAGCTCGTTTAGTTGTATATCTACGTAGACAGTTTAGCCAACTAGCTAAACCATATGTATTTGAACCAAACGATACAATTACACGTAACGAAATTAAACAAGCCGCAGAAAGTCTATTGTTAGAATTAGTTGGTCAACGTGCTATCTATGACTACCTAGTAGTTTGTGACGGAACTAACAATACACCAGCTCGTATCGATCGTAGCGAACTATATCTTGATGTAGCGATTGAACCAGTTAAAGCGGCAGAATTTATTTACATTCCATTAAGACTTGAAAATACTGGCGCTATCAAAGGTCTTGGACAATAACGGAGAAAACACATGGCAATCGCAACATTAGCTAATTTTACAGTACCATTAGCATCAGATCAAAGCGCAACATCGCAAGGCATGTTAATGCCAAAGCTCAAGTACAGATTCCGTCTGTCATTTGAAAACTTTGGCGTAAGCACACCTACAACTGAGCTAACAAAGCAAGTGATATCTGCCGCTCGTCCTAATGTGCAGTTTGAAGATCAAACTATTCACATTTATAACAGCCAGATCCACTATGCAGGTAAACCAAAATGGCAAACAATTACAGTTAAACTACGTGATGACAGCACAGGTGCAGTTAGTAAATTAGTTGGCGAGCAAATGCAGAAACAGTTCGACTTCTATGAGCAATCAAGTGCGGCAAGCGGTTTAGACTATAAATTTGTATTACGTATTGAAATGCTTGACGGCGGAAACGGCGGTAGCACAGTTAACGTACTTGAAACATGGGAATGTTATGGCGTTTATGTTCAACAAGTTAACTATGAAGCATTAGATTACAGTCAACAAGGCCCTGCAGAAATTACATTAACTCTACAGATGGACAATGCTGTACAAACACCAAGCGGTTCAGGTGTCGGATCAGCTACAAACATTAGACCAACAGTAGGCGGCACGCTAGCAACTGGCGGCGGTAGATAATAAAAACCCGCTAAGGCGGGTTTTTTAATGGCTAAATATTTACATGGCCAATCAAAACAATAAACTTCTTGCAAACAATTCAGGCTCCGCCACCGTGCGTGACTGGCAACATGCCGCACGTATGTTCACGGACAGCAACCAGATATACGGGCCCAAACAGAAGTTTTTATTCCATGTGGCATTTCATATTAATAAAAGTGCGTTAAAAAATATTGCACTTGGTACCACATACAGTACACAAATTAATATGCTGGTTAAAAGTACATCTTTGCCTAAGTTTACTGTAACATCAGATGTTGCTAATCAATACAACCGCAAGAAGAATATACAACAAAAAATTGCATATGAAGCAATTACTCTTAAATTTCATGATGATAATCTTGGATTAATTAATCAACTTTGGCAAAATTATTATAGTTACTATTATGCCGATCCGTTAAGTGCTGGTGTTCCAGGTGCGTTTAACCGTACAGCAATAAAAAAATTCAATTATATTAGAACGGCATACGGGTTAGACAACGGTTCCACTGCACCATTCTTTGATTACATTACAATTTATCAGCTAGCACAAGGACAGTATGTTAGTTACAAATTAATTAATCCTATTTTTACTGGTTGGAATCATAATGGATTAGATTATGCTGGTAAAGAAACGCATGACAACGATTGTACAATTCAATACGAAGCAGTAGAATATGGTAATGGTAGAATTGAAGCAGGCAGTCCGGAAGGATTTGGTTTACAGAATTACGATCAAGTGCCTAGCCCGTTAAACCACGCTGGTCAAACCACTGCTACAATAGCCGACATTAGTACTACTCCAACGTTAGAAGATATTAATACTATTCCTGATAATAAATCAAACATTATCAACAATGCTATAAAAACAGTAAATAATTACCAAAACAGTAAAACTCCTACAGATCCTGTTGCTACTACCTCAACTACTGCATCTACACAAAGTACCAGTACTACCGGTGTTAATTTTACAGGTGCAACAACAACAGCTAGCGACAAAACTGTAGCGACCCCAAGAAATCCCGGAGGATAAATGAACGGCTCAAATTTACCAGCACCACAACTATCTACAGATAGTTCAGAACCTGTCAAACAATTTTTTGACAAATTTTACACTAGGTCTGTTAGTTTTCCAGCCGCCCAAATAGATGCGGTTGTTAGCTTTTTTCTTAAAAGAGAATTTAATGAAGATAGCGCACGTAGTACAGCGATAGTGCTTTTAAATCAAGCACGTATGGACAACATAGATGTATTTCAGATATTAGACACTATGAAAAATTTAACTGATGTACAATTAAGTCAAGTGGTTGCGCAGATATTAAACGGCTATAGAGAAAATACTAGTTTGTTAGGTTACCGCGTGGCCAACATAGAAAATCCGTTCGAATCACGTAATATATTAATATGAGTTTAAAGTTTGCCAAGGGTAAATTTACAATGACCCATCCTGAAAAATATGTTGGACTTACTACTCCAACATATCGCAGTAGTTGGGAATTAAGTTTTATGCGATTTTGTGATACTAATGTTAGTATACAAAAATGGGCAAGTGAAGCTGTTAAAATACCCTATAGAGATCCATTAACTGGCAAACAAACAGTCTATGTTCCAGATTTTTTTATACAGTATGTGGATAAAAAAGGCAACGTAATCGTTGAACTAATTGAAGTAAAACCTGCAAGTCAGATGATACTAGAGCGTGTAGGTAAGAACAAGTACAATCAAGCACAATATATAAAAAATCAAGCCAAGTGGGCCAGTGCTAATGCATGGTGTAAACAACAGGGTATTAAATTTCGTGTATTAAACGAAAATGATTTATTCCATAACGGCAACGCATAAGTAATATTATGAAGAAACTTGAAGAAATACTAAATTTACCAGAAAGTAAAAAACTTGTAAAAGCAGAAGAAGTGCGTACATTGCCTACTGACCCGGGCCCATTTTTACGCAGTATGGATGAGTTTGATAAAATATCAGCTAGTTTGCCACAAGTTAAAGGCTTAGGTGATGCGGCCGACGCAGAATTTGATGCCCTAGCGCAACGTGCAACAGATGCTTATGATGACTTGATGGATTTAGGTATGAATGTAGAAGCACGATACAGCAGTAGGATCTTCGAAGTA